CTGCTTTAATATTTTAATTGTATCATTGCCAATCTGCACATCTACAATACTATCTCTTATGTAATTATAAACTGACGCTGAGTCAAGGCCTAATGTACCCGTGGTTGTAATTGTACCACCGGTTATTCCATATCCAGTTGCAATATTTGTAACCGTACCACTACCTTTTGTATCAATCCTTGCAGATAATGATGCCGTGTCTGTAGTGTTTAGTTTACTTGCAAACCTTGTGGAAAGATTAAGTAAACTTGTATCGGTTAATTCCATTAAAACTGTCAAGTCTGCCGATACAGTTCCTGTAGTAGTTATTGGATTAGGAGAAACAGTTATGCCCGTCCCACCCGATATAGAGGTTAAAGAACCCGATCCACTACCACCACCACCGCCACCACCACGGGGAAATATAACAGTATAATTTTCACCTACTTTATACGATGTTGCCGCAATAACTACCGTTGTTGATGTTGGTATTGTATATTGAGTTGGCAATAATATTTGACCATTACGATATAATTGAATTACTGAAACACCACCTGGAACTAAAGTATCAGATTGTGTCCAAGTTAAAGTAGATGATTGCACGTTTTCAAAGTCTTGCCTTGCATAAAATCTGCCGCTTGTATCTGCGTATGCTTTTAAAGCATAATTTGCTAACATAGATGCCGTGTCACTAACGAAAAGTGCTGCCGTTGTATCGCGCCAAAGCCCACCGGTATAATACAAACTTGATTTTTCAATAGGTGATGTAATAGCAACATCATGTAATTCTGACAATTTATAACCCGATGCTACCCTTATAGCTATTGTTCCATTGTTTGACGATGAATTTATACAAAAACCAATAGGCATATCAATATTAGGAGCAACGGGTTCAACGTCAGTCCAAACACCAGCCGTAGTTGGTGAAGGATAAAGGATTGCACCAGCCGCAAATGTGTCGGTATTGACTTGTCGTATTTTGCCAAACGAAATAACGTAACCATCTTCACCATTACTTAAATCATGTGCCGTAATTCCAAGTAAATACTTTGAATCTATTGATCCGTTTGCTATAAACTTTGCCACCGTAATTCTTCCACTTGCACCAACGGTTCCATTAGCATACACTATACTACCTTTGGTGATGGTTGAGCCTGTTTGATTTTTTACTAACCAAAAACTTTTAAATCCTAATTCATTTGGCACTTTATCATACATTCCTAAGACAACCGTTCCCAAGTCGGAATCCCATCTCATTTTTGCCGTGTCCACATTGTTTGTCGGAACGCTTGTTTTAAAAAACAATGAATCAACGGGCTGAATAAAACTTGGACCAACTAAAATACTATCCCAATATGTCTGCCGCCAAACAAATATTGTACCTCTAACTGAATCTAATAGTAAATATGCCTTAATATTTTTATCTGCATAGCTTGTTGGTTTTGTAATAGTATCGTTTGAACGACCTCTATAAACCAACCCGTTGCCAGTAGTCTGGAAACCTAAACGCTGCTTATTGCCTGTAATAGGATAGGGAATTGAGTCAATAGATGCGTAAGATATTCCTGCTACTAATGCAAAAGCAATCACAAGGCCTTGCCGTTTGTTGCCTACTTTGTCAATAGCTTTGCCGATAAACTTTCTGGCTATTCCCATAACTAATTCATTGACTAAAACCTTGGCAATGTTAACCACGGCTTTTAAAAACTTGCGTTCTTTTTTTGGTGCTTGTATCTCTTCCATTATGCTAATATTATAAATGTAACAATATAATTACTACCATCATAATGTGTATTAATATCAATAGTAATTGTATTTGGCAAAGTTACAACATATTGTGATTTAATTAATAATTGTCCATTTTGATAGACTTGTATTTGAGCATCTTGATTTGTTATAGGTAATTGATTATTATTTTTAGTTACGGTCAATACATTTGACACAGTTGACAAAAACTCTTGAGCATAAGCCGCAAAGGTAGTGCCGCTAACACTAACATTACTTATAGTTTCTGTAATATTAGTAGATGACGTACCACCGCTACCAGCAGTAAAAGGTGTTCCATCTTCCCAGCCTAAACCTTTAATAACAACACTTCTTTCTGTATACGGCATTACTCATCATTTTTAATTACAAACCAATCACCAGTTATTATATCTGTCATACATTCATAAGTACCTCTTTCAAAAACCCAAAAGTTATCATTGTCTTGAGCAATAACAGAGGTAAAATCTATAACAAGATGAGGAAGCCAAGGATTGTTAAGGTTTTTATTTTGAAAACCAATATTGATCATTCTTCTTACCGGTTTTAATTGACCCTTAATAACCTCATTAACTAATATTTGAGATATATTTTTACCAGTACCAATATCAGCAATAGTCCAACCAATAGGACTTGCTAAAACAAAATTTCCATCATTATTTTTTACAAATATTGCACCTGGAGAAGATGTTACCGGACCGTCACCAATCTTAGTTTCAATTCTTGCTCTTAGTGAAGAGAAAACATTGTTGTCACTTGCGTATTCGTAAATATCATTTTGATTTTGAATATTACCATTAGGTAAAAATTCTAAGTAATTATCTGTAAAATTATAATTGTAAGCTAAAAGTTCATTAGTTATATTTGTCCCAGCGGCATTTCTAATTGTTTTTAGTATAATCTGAAAAGAATATTGAGCCGTACCAGGTATAGGTAATGTATCAAAAGCAACTACCTTATTAAAAATAAAAGTTAAATCTTGACTAATGACATCTGATGTAAATTGAAATTCACTTGGGAATGTTTCCCAGGATGCAGCTGAAAATATAGTATTTAATCCCTCGAAAGTAACATCTCTTTTTAGCCAATACACAGGACCTACCATAGATAAATTACTTATACTACCTATACTTGAACCAGGAGTGGAACTTTGTAATTTAAATCCCGTAGTGTTAACCGCTATTAAATCAAATTCATAATCACCTGATTCTGTTATTTCATATATTGCACCACCCATATACACTTTCATGTTTCCCTGGTCAATATTAATCTTTAATTTTACACTATATTTAAAACCTACAGTTGCAGCAATTAATGATTTTGCAGCTTCAGAAGTATTAGTAACATTAAATTTTAACTTTTTTTCATCAACTGAAAAACCATTTCCTAATGACCAACCACTTGAATCTTCAAACTCTTGTACTGGAATAACAAATCCTTTTTGATTTACTATAGCAGCAAATAAAAAGATATGAGGTTGAAAGGTAAATCCTGCTAAATTATAAGATGTAGATAAAGATAAATTGCTTGTAAAAGATAATCTTGCCTCTAAATTATCAGCATCAAGCTCTTCTAATAATATTTCACCAGAATCACCTTGACTTGGATTTAGAAAATTAAAAGTATTGTAAGTAAATAAACTACCTGGTATTAAGTTTCTTCTTGCAGATGTTTTGTATTCTACTACCATTTCCCTTAATGGAGCATAATAACCAAATCTACCACCACCAATTCTAACCAAATCACTTTCTGCTAAATTCGTTTGATTATTTATTATAGCTAAATTCCTATTGTCAAATACTGTAGGATCCTCAATTCCTGTTGCAAAGAAATTAAAATATCTCATTGTATTGGGATTCATGTACTCATTAATTTGAATCAACCAATAATTTGTACCTGAGAATATTAATCTTGATGCAAATGCCTCACAGATTGCTACCAATACATCATAACAAGTTGTGTATATATAATTGTCTTTTGTATCCTTCCAATAGAATGCTTTGTGATTAATTTTTACTCTACTTAAAACATTATTGTTTTGAGAATAATTATAAAAGGAATTATGCCAATTTCCAATAAAACTAAGGATAGGTATATTGGTTGAATAAAAGGAGTTTACAAAACTTAATTTATTAAGGCAATTCATTATATGATTTGCCAATGTTTCAGCACCCACAAAAGGACCGTTCGGTGCTTTGTATTCTATGTTTTTTAACCAACCAAGTCCATCAACTGCAATTATATCAAAATTATATCCAATAGCATTGGCAACATCTTCAAATTCTATTAAATCTATTAATATGTAGCCAAACCACTTCATATTAATTGTACTGCCATTTGCGGCATAAGCATAATATTCAATGGTAAATCTACCCTCTTCACTATCAACCAACTGCTCAACAAATGTTTGTAAAATAGAACTATTTACAAAAAAGGAAAAGTCACAAGTGCTACCAATCACCGGAGCAAACCTTTCGCTACCTTTCTTTCTATTGCTATCCCAATTTAAATTTAAAGTAACTAATCTTATTGGATTGATTACACCTGAGTAATTTGCATCATTGATATACAATTTAAACTCTCTACCTTTTTCAGAATAAACTGTTGCCTCAAATCTTCTTGCCATTATCTTATTCTTAGGTTTTTAGAATCCGTTCTCTCAAGTATTAATTGTAAATCAGTTCCCGAAATACTGGTTTTAAGTATGTATGGGGTAGATCCTCCTGTATCTCCTAACATAGCCTTTAGCTTTGATAACGGGGCAATAACCTCAGGGTCAATTCCTGCATTCCTGTTATCTCCGACCATAGCCATGGTGGGACCAAATGCCAAACCACCCTCTGCAAGGGCAGGGGCTTTTAATTGACTTTTAACAAATGTACCTAATGCAACCAGGGCAATACCAGCGGCAATCGCTCCAACACCACCTAATGATTCTAAGGCAACTTTAATTGACTCAGCAGCAAAACCAGCTGCAATAGCCATTTTACCAAATTGTATTAAGGCATCGGCTAAAGGCATTAAAATCATATTAATAGAAAATCCTGCACCAGCTAAAGCATTCCCAAGTTGTTCACCAAGAGCAAAGGCAACATCGGTTAAAGTATTTTCTACTAAATCTGTTAATTGATCATTCAACTTTCCAATATCAACCATTGTGCTTTCAATAGCATATTGAGCATCAGTCATTGGTTGAACAATATTTTCAGTTATAGCACCTTTAACAATGCTACCTACTTCTTCGGATGTGTCACCTAAACTTCTCATTGATTGAGAAACGCCATCTACAAAACCTATACTACTTTTTATTTTATCTACTAAATCATCAGGAAATATATCTTTAAATGTAGTTTCTTTAGGACCACTAAATTTTGGTAAAGGAGAAACGCTTAAATCTCTTCCTTCTATTTTATCCCATTGTTCATTTACTTTACCTAAAGTATCTTTTAATTTATTGTATTTATCAGCTAACTCTATTGCGTCAGATGATAAAGCACCTTGTGATAATACAACGCTTTTATATTTATCCTCAGTAATTTTTAACTCCTCATTTAATAACTCGTATTTAGTTTTAACTTTATCTGTACTATTATTTAAATTACCATTACTATTTATGTCTTTTTCTTTAGTACCCTGTAATACATCTAATTGATTTTGATATTTTGCAATCTCATCTTTTAAATTTTTAACAGTTTCAGAATTTTTACCATATTTTTTTGAACCTTCTTCTAAAAAAACATTTAAATCTTTAACCTTATTACTAAGGTTTTCAATTTTTTCTGCTTTTAATTTATCGTTAAAAGTACTTTGTTTGTCAGTTAATGTTACAAGACTTGCTTCGGTTTTGTTATAAGCATTTTTTAATGTTTCAATTTTAGTTCTTAATGCATCAATATTTGTACCTTGAACATCGTATTGTGTACTTACATTACTACCAAATCCAGTTACTGGACCTTGTTGCTGCTTTTGAAATTTTGTTCTATTCTGTTCTGCAATAAATAATTGCTCTTCTAAATCAAGCAATTTCTTTTGTTGTTTTTCAAGAACTCCTTGTGCGGCTAATACTTTAAATTTATTTTGTAAAGCAATATTTCCTTTTTCTTGTGCAATCCTTATCGCATCAATACTTGTTGCCTCTTCTAATAGATTAGGTAAATAATCTGAATACTTATTATTTATTGTTTCAAGTGCTTTTGACCTTGTTACTAAACTGGCATTTGCATCTTGAAGAACATTCATTAAACTATTAAACTCTACACTTTCTTTTCTTGCATTTTTAGCACCAACGGACAAATGGTCATTAAAAGTGTCCATTGGTTTTGAAGCCTGATTGTAATTATTAACTAACAATCCAACTGCAAGTGTTGCGGCCGCTATAACTGTAATCCAACCACCCGTTGTTAAAGCCAATGTTTTAGTGACTTTATCAAATAACACAAGTTGTCTAACTGCTTGACCCATTACATAAATAAATGTACCTAAAGCAGAACCAACTTGTCCTATAATCCATGCTAAGCCACCAAATATGGCTATGTTTTTAGTTGCACCTAATATAAACTTTTGCATTCCATCAGATAGACTTCCAAACCAATCAGATAACATATTTATCCTTTCAGTTACACTATCTATTACTGCTTCTAAATCAATATTCTTTAAAATGGCTTTACCCATTTCAGCAGAGGCAAATTTCAATGCATCTCTTAGGTTATCAAATTGATTCCTAATACCACCAGTTGAGTTCATGACCTCAGGTAATACACCCAATGATTCAGTTAGTCGCATAGCAAACTCCTTGGCACTAACACCAGTTGCCCTTACTGCCTCAATGTTATCTGTATTAAATGCTAATTTTAAAGCCTTGCCAATTAAAGGAACGGCAGATTGAATAGGCTTAAAATCTTCTGCAAGAATCCTATTCTTAGAAATCATTTGAGTTAACTGATATTGAACGGCTTCTAACTCAACCGCACCGCCACCAGTTGTAGCAATAGCTTTACCAAATGTTTCTAATACTTTTCTTGCTTGTTCTGCCTTTAAACCTACCGCTTGTAATCTAATACTACCTCTAACTGCTTCTTCAAATCCTAAACCAGGTAACTTTGCACTTTCTTTTAATTTACTTAATTCTTTTCCTGCCTCACTTGTACTACCCATTACCGCAGCCATGCCTCTTTCTAACTGATCCATAGAAGCGGCAGCATTAACAAAACTTGAACCCATAGCAATTATAGGTCCAGTAAATCCTAATGTTACGCCTCTACCAATAGCTAAAGCCTTTTGGCTAAATGCCGCCATATCTCTACCTACTGTCTTTAATGCCCTTTCTAAGGGACTCGCATCAGCACGGATTTTTATAGATAGTATTCCTTGAGCCATTATAGTATTTCTTTAGTTAGCATTGAGTTACCATTAACCAGCGTGTCCATTAAATCCATTTCTTGGTAATCCCTATCTGTTAAAGTTCTTTGTTTAAAGTTGTGATCCCACGGAAATTTTATAAGATCAGCAGGTTTTAAACTTTTACTTTTAGAAACATAAGGTAATAATGAATGATATGCTATAAATCTTGTTTGCTCCCAACTTAGTCTATATTCATTGTTTACAGAGTTATAATAACCATCAATTTTAATCATTAATTCTCTCCAATCAAACATATTCATTTCATCAGGTGTCATCTGTAATTCACCCAAACACATTCTTTCGATATCTTCAATCTCAAGAGGCTTTGCGTTTGGGTTACTTAGTTTTTTTCGTTTTCAGTCGAACCGCCTCCCATGCTTTGAGCAACTAAATCACTAAAATCCTGTAGCTTGTTGTAATCATCAACCAATTCGCAAAAGGTTTCTAAATTATAAGGGTTATCTTTTCCCTCTCTTTTATAACCGTTCTCTACACCTAAATAAATAACTTCATACAATAAACTCAAATCATCGTCTAAGGCTTCCTTAAACAATGAGAATTTAATGTTTTTTTTCTTTAAAAATAAACTTAATGCATATCCACCTAATTTAAAAGGGATTTCATTTTGATTTATTTTAATGTGATTTACCGATACCATAAAAAAAGTTTATTGATTTATAATTGGATACTAATGAAGGTTGACAAATTGCCAACCCCCAAATAGTATCGGAAAAATTTATGCAGTTGTAGCAGTAACAATATTTGAATATTCTCCTGTTCCTGTAGCATTTATAGCAGCAATTCTAAAGTTATATACTGTACCAGTAATTAACCCAGTTACCGTTGCAGTAAGTGCAGTAGATACCGCATCTGTAAATGTCAAATATGTTTGTGAATTTGACGTCTTGTATTGAACAAGGTAATCAGTTACTGGGTAACCACCATTAGCCGTTGGAGCAGTCCAAGTTAATGGCATAGTTGTAGTAGTTGGAGTACCAGCAGCTGCAGTTGGGGCGCCAGGAACAACTTTAGTGTATCTTGTAACCGCACCATTTACTCTTAATGAACAAGAAGCAGTAACGCTTTCTTGGTTTGCAGCACTTAATGACAAACTTTCAATAAAAGCATTGAATGTAAATATAGAATCACCAGTAATATCTGATGTATATGTACAAACAATTGATGTCCCAGAATCCCAAGATGAAAATAATGTGTTGAATTTTGTGTTGGCACTTGCGTCACCAATGTCAGCAAACATTAATTCAGTTGAAAATGTAGCTGATTTTTGCCCAGGACTAACTTCTACCCATGCAGATGTGTTATCCTTGTGTGCGAGTTCTCGCATTGCTCTTGTCAAATCTAATGTATCAGATGTTGAATATGCAACCGCAACACCATCTACATATAATCGCAACAAAGAACCGTTCATTATTCCAGTTGTAGCCATTTTGTTTTATTTTAATTTTGACTTAATCTTGTTTCCTTTTTCCATTTCAGTTTCGTAATTTATGTCATGCTCATCAACTTGCATTTGCTCCATTAACTGTTCTTCGTTGACAATTATTGGCACATAAACTACTTCTTTCTCTGGTTCTTTTGTAGGCATGATTTCAACATCAACACCATTGTAGGATTTAGCAACACCTAATTTATATAAAGATGACGCAAAAGTATCTAAGACTTCACATACATCACCTTTTTTAAAATTATTATGTTCTTTTAAAAAAATAATTCTCATAATCTGTTTATTTTAAATAAAAAATCTATTGCTATCCAATATATTTTGTCTTCCATTACAGGATCACCAGTCATTTCATCTTCAAATATACACCAATCTAAATTAATAGAATTGTATGTACCCCTTAGATTATCAAATTTATTCCTCAAAGCAATAGCAACATTCTCACTCGTGTCGTAATTATTGGAATAAATAAAAAAAGTAACTTTAATCATATCTAAGGGACTAACAATATTTTTTGCCCTTGTTGGTTCTGTTCTTACTTTAGAAAATGTTATATAGGGATAAGTTACACTATTTGGTGCTTCTTCCGGATAAACTCTTGTTCCTATTAAACCAACAAGAGTAGGATCACTTGCAACAACCGAATAAATTAATTTCCCTATGTTCATTGTATCCTATAACTTAACCCTGCTTCTTTAGCATTCTTATTAATCAAACTGTGTGTTCCTTTAATCACCACATCCCTGGATGCGTGAAAGGACTTTAGAAATCCTTGTAATAATACTTTTGTTTGAAAAGCAACCGCACTACCATAAAGAAAATTTGTATAGTATGCATCAGCTTTATTAGTACCATCAAAAGGTCCTCTACTAACTTTGGTAGGATAGTTTTTTAGTGTTCCAATCACAATAGTTTCAATTCTTTTTAACCTTGGTTTAAAAGGGTTAAGAACTTTTACTGACTTCCTTAAATGACCTGGTATAAATGATGCCCTATATTCCTTTTCGGTGCTTTGTCCTGTTTTTTTATTTGTACTTTTTTTTGTAAAATACCTATAATGAACACCACCTTTATAAATAGGAATTTGAGGTTTAACCGCTGCAACCATAGGTTCTGCAGCATTATGTAGTATATCCATTTTTTTTGCGTCCCAATCTTTTTTAAAATTAGTTCGCATCATGTGTAATGCATCTTGAACATCTCTATCAAAGATTTGCCATTCAACATTAAAATCTTTTTCAACAAATTTACCTTGTTGTTCAGCACGTCTTGTTTCTACACGCAACTTAGCATAATCTACTCCTCTATTAGTATTCCCAAATGATAATGGTCTTCTTGGCATTAGTATCCTTGTCTGTAGAAACCCGTTGCAAGTATAATTGACCTATCGTCAGAATAAGCAACTGTTTCAATTTGATAATAATTTGAACGATACAAAAATCTACTGTTTACGGAAACATTAACATTATAACGTAAAGTAAATTTAATTTTTTGTTGTGCAATAACTCTATCAGCCTCTTCTTCCTCAAACCCAGATGAGTAATCAACTTTTGCCCATACAGTCTGTATATTAGTCCAATTTTCTGATTGGAAACCACTATCAGATTGAGTGATTGTTTTGTTTTGAATAACAACCCTTTCTCTCATTTTACCAATAACCTCACTTTTATTATACCCAATCATATTTATATCGGTTTAATAAAACATCACTTGCGTTCGGCATTTTATGCATTGCATCAGTTCTGTTGTCATACATTGATGCAATCATTTTTAATACTGCTATTCTAATATCTGAAGGACAATCTGTAGCCGCAGTTCCATATCCAGCAGTATATGTAATAGTAACATCATTAAGAGACAAATATGTATCAGGAAAATCTTGATCAACGGCTTCCCCGATTATGCCTCTAAAAGTATCTACCTCGTATAAACTTGGTGATAATACTTGAGATACACCATTTTCATCCAGGTAAGTAATAGAAGATACCGCAATACAAGGATAAACTAACAATTTAATTACGTTTTCATAATCAGTTGCCACTTTGTAACTTGATGGAAAACGCTCTAACTTTTGTACAATAGTTTTTGTAAGGGTAGATATATTTTGTCTTGCTTCTACCGCTTGTCTTGCAGCCTTTAACATTGTAGCAATAAGAGAGTCATCAGTTGAATCATCAACTTTCAAATAATTTTTGACTTCCGCAGATGTCCATAATTCATTTGTCTGATCAACTGTTACTCTCCAGATTTTCATCTCTTAATTGCTTTTTTTGGTTTATAACTAATCTTAGTTTCGATTAAAGGTTCATTCTGTTCAGCAATAACCTTATTTTCGATTAAAGGTGCATTGTCTTCAACAACAACTTTACTTCCAAAAGATTCTGCTATACCTGCTTTTATTAATTCCTTTGCCGTCATCTCATTTAGTTCAGCCACATCCCCCTGGAAATACCCAAGGGAATGTGGTGAACCAGATGGCGATTTAATAAACCGCACCTTCATATTATTCGTTTTTAGCGACAAAATATGCCGTGTATCTTG